CGCTGCAATTGTTTGCGCTGCATCAGGTGCAACAACATTAGGTGCTGCGACTGTGTTTTCAGCTTCTGCGCCTACAACATTAGGGGTTACAACTTCGTTTTCAGGTGTCGCTGTTGGTTTACAAAAAGCCATGATAAAACCTCGGTATTGATATTACTTTTTATTATAGCTTATAGCTAAAGGTTATTAAACATTCAATTGGTACAGTGCTATATTCAACACATCTTAAGTAAGGAGTGAATGAAATGACAATGCATAAATTTATCGGAACTTTCAAAAAGCCACTAAACTTTAACGTTAACTCTCCACAAGGGATTGAGTGGAGTAATGCGACAATTGAGACCCATCCTCAGTATTATGGTGTATCTAAATACGTTTATGACGATTCAACAGATACCGTGTATCGTAATCTTGAAAAGCACCAGACAGGCGTTATTTACACTAGAGTATCTGGCGGAAAGTGGGAGAAAATGGTAATGAGAAGAATACCAGGCACTAACATTGTTGATTCCTTTGTCAGAATGAAAGACAGGCTAAATTTAAAGCCTGCTTCGTTTCGAGGCCAGCCAAAGATTTAATGCGAGGTGAATCATGATTAAATTATTAGTATCTCTATGCGCTCTATGTGTGATTTTATATTTAGCATTCATATGGAGCGTTACTGGAGTTGGAATGAATGAGACGGTAACAACTATCGGTTATATTGTGCTGATGTTGGTTTCTGTTATGGTTTTTGGTGCGATTGAAGATGTTTTTGAGGGTAATGAAGATGAGTGAATCACAAAAAGCAAAACGCTATGCATTAATAGCTTTAATAGCTACTAAGCAAGCAAGAGATTATAATTACTCAACGGGTGTTAGTGCTAAAAGGGCTTTTGAATTAGGGAAACAATTATGAATAACATGTCAGATATGAGCTTTACTCAAACTAGTAGAGCAATGACAAGCTCGCCACTTAATAGGGCCAGTAATAGCTACAAACCGTGGTGGGAAGTGGTTAGTGATTACAATAAGGATACTAAGCGCTTAAAGCGTGTTACCACTACAAAATGCAAAAACCCAAGTGTATTTATGGGTTATTGATAAAAGAAAAGCCCTCGCAATGAGGGCTTTTTGTTAACCAGTGGTGAGGCTTACCCCATCCCCAACAGCCTGATTAATTTCTGATATTAAATCACGTATACCAGCAGCGCCGAATGATGAGCCTGTTAAGCTTATTTGTACGTTTCGGCTTGTTTGCTGCTGCCCTGTTGCTTCTGTTGTCGGTGTCGCAGGTGTGCCGCCTGAAAATACTTGACCTGAGCCAGCGCCTTTACTGAATGACTGTGATTTAATTTGTTGTACCTGTGCAAATGCAGCTACACCATGGGCCGCTGCCATGCCTATATTAAGCGGGTATGGGTATTTTGACATAGTTAACGAGATACCCTCGTAAGCGCTGATAACCGCGTTTGCTATTGCCGCTGTTTTACCTATCTCAAACATTTTGCGGCTTTCTGTGTTCATTAAGGTTGATAGATTGCCGAATAAAGTTTTAGCAGTCGATAGCTTTGCTTTCATCGCCATTTCTTCAAGTTGCATTTGTCGCTTTTTGGCGTTTTCAATTATCTTAGTTTCATTTTCACTATAATTCTGAGCAATCCTTAGCATTTGATCGTTAAACATTTGTTTGGATATTTGATCTTGCTCTCTTGCCATTGCTAACACTTCTGCTTCAAGTGCAAACTTTTCTTTTAGCGCCTCAACTTCTGATAGGTTGGATCGCCTAATAGCCTCGGCTTTTTCTTTGAGAGCCCGTTTTTGATCTTCGTTTAGACCTTTAGAAGTACCGCCGCCAGTGTCATCGCTAGTGTTACCAGCAGTTGCCGCCGCTACCGCTTGAGCCGCTTCATCTGCGCTAGCCCTAACCTCTGCAAGCCAGTTTTTAATAGATTTTGAAGGCAGCTCTTTAAGCGCTAACTTTTGAAGTTTATCAATTGCCGCGCCTATGTACCTTTGTACTTCATTGTTTCTTTCTTCAAAAAAGCTAGCTATGTTGCTGCCAGTGTCTTTGAATAATTCAATAGAAACACCCGGTAACTTATTAGCTGTTGCAATCAAGCTATTTAGGTTTTCTTTAGTGCCTTCGATAAACGCATCTATACCGCGTGCAGCGCTCTGCATTGCACTTGATGTCACACCGCCAAGACTCCATAAGGCAACTTCAAGCGCTGCAACTATCAATCGTACACCACGAATACCATCAGCAAAAACACCAATGACGCTAGCTGATATATCCATAACGTTAAAAAACACATTACCGAAACCGCCAGCGTCTTTTGCCGCATCAATTAAAGCTTGAGATATACCGATAATAGCAGGTGCTAGCTCAACCGTTGCTTGTTGTGCAGCTGAGTTCATCAAGAATTGAAGTTTTCCCATTTGCTCTGCTGCTGCGGCTGCTTTGGCAATATCAATATCTGACAATACCAAGCCAAGGCTATCAGCTTCGGCTGCCATGGTATTAAATGCCTTGCCACCATCACGTAACAATGGAATTAACAGTGTTGCATCACTTGCAATTGCTTCCATGTAGAAAGTCATATCAGCCTGAGATAGATTGGCCTTCTCTAAGCTTGATACGTATAGCTGTAATGCGTCTTTGCCTGATAGCTTTCTAAAGTTTTCGTATGTTACCCCTACCTTTGGCGCTATGTTGTTAAAGAAATCAGCCATAGCACCGCCACCAGTGGCTTTAAAGTCACCAATGCGATCGTTTACGTCTTTTAGGATATCGGCAAGCTTTTCTTCCTCCACGCTCACCGTACTGGCAGCATAAGCTAGGCGCTGAAAGTCTTGCGCTGATGTGTTTGATACTTGCGAAAATGTTTGTAACTGCCTAATGCTATCTGCGGTTGATTTAACTATAGCCGAACCAACGGCAGTGGCTGCGGCGGCAGCCGCAGCACCCCACTTTGCATAGTCGTTTGCGCTACTTCTTAATCTTGCAGACTGAGACCGTAAAGATCTTTTTGTCCGCTCCATAGCCGCAAGAAATTCTGAATCGTCCGCCGTTATCTTTGCGGATATAGAGCCGATCATTGTCATAATACTAGATCCCAATTTTCAATTAATGCTTCGTCCAACTCTGATGCTTTTCTTTGCTCCGCATAAGCTGGATCTGTTGCGTAGCTGTAATCCCATAGCACTAAATACTCTGCGGGAGTCATAGCCCAGAACTCGCTGGGCTGTATTTTTAAATCGCTTACACAGTGACCGTAAGCATAACCAATCCAGTTGTCGCTACCTACTTCACCGACTTGGCTTTTCGCTTTGGGGCTGGCTTTTTGCTCTCTGTTTTATCTGGTAGTGGCGAGATAATCAAAGCAGCGTTTAAGCAAGACTCAAATAGCACCTTCAAATCGTCGGGTGTTTCCATGATGTGGTTGTAAATAAGCTCGGTCTGAATAACGCGCCCATCATAAGTGAATCGCGCTTGCCTACATAATTCAGCGTAGAACTCAGACAGTCGCACAGGGTCAGGAGTGGCACCGCCAGCGCACATGTATAAATGCTGGCAATACTCCATTAAATTGCCGATGTTATGGCTCATTGACTGAATGACAGCGAAATTTATTTCTAAATCTCGCTTTTCGTCATTAAAGTTAATTTCTACAGTTCGAGCCGTGAATGGGGTAAGTTTCATCGCCATAATTAAACGCCTGCTGTGAATGTCACTTCGCCACTTGAAGCTAATGCAGCCTCAAATGTATATCCTTCGTTCGATTCGCCAGTTTCAGTGTATGAGTTCATGGCGAAATCACCTGTAACAGTTGAGCCATCAGGATAAGTTAAGCTAATAGCGAAAATATTAGATCCAGCGGTCATAATGGCGCGTAACATTTCTAAATTCTTAACAATGCCTGAGAATGGAAGCTCTACAGATTTAACGCCTGGGATGGCATCGAATTCAGTCCACCCGTTTGCGTTGTCGTCTGTTGTTTCGATAAATGTATTATTTACCGTCAAGCCTTTTGATTGTAAGCCAAGGATGTTTTGGCCGCCGATAGTCATCAATACTTGACGACCTTTGATACTAATGCCTGCTGACATAATATTTACCTTCTTTTAGTTGCAAGGCGGATAAACCACCGTTGGTTCAAATGTAACTCTAAATCGTTGTACGCCATGGCGGGTTTTACCGTCAGGGTCGCGTAAAATAGTTGAAAAATCTTGGTCAATGCCTGTTACAGAATAATCATCTAGTGGCATTGTATCATTTTTGTGTAATAGCGCGTAAATTCTTTCCTGTATAGCGCCTGTTTTAGCTGTTGTTTCTTCTTCTACCCAAGTATGGACGGTGACAGTACAATCAAAGCCGTTTGTATTGTCTGTGTCATCTGGTGCAAATTCAATATCATGTATCGTGACATACGGCTGGGTATCATCAAAGTTTTGCGGTACATAATAAAACACTGCTGGCACTGTAGCGTAAACAGGAAGTAAAGCAGACAAAGCTGCATCATTTCGCAATGTTGCAATTAAACCTTTTTGTAATGCGTTGTTAGCACTCATTTAGCCGCCGCCTTTTCTATCATGTTTCTAGCCTGTTTAATAATGTTCTGCTCTAGGTTTTTCATATTCTCGTTTAGCGCTGGCTGCAGCCATGGTCTTTCGCCCATATTCTTTGTGCCAAATTCTAAATATTTAGCATAATCCAAGCCAGAGCCAACAAAAGCAAATAGATCGCCTTTCTTGTGCTGCACTGCAATGCTATTAACTAAAGCGCCTGTGTCAGTGTTAGGTGCATCACCTTGCTTAGATGCTACATGACTGTATCGCTTTCCTCCTTGTGAGTATCTAATAACATAAGTGCCGACTGTTTGTTTCTGGATTGACTTAATAGCCGTATTGCGCACCTGATAAGCAGTTGCAACAATAGCACGTTCTAAAGCTTTCTCCATATCAGCGCCTAATGAAGTCATCTTTCGAATTAGCTCATCATCGCCTGTTATTTTTAAGTCAGCACTCATTTATCACCTATTGAGCCACACCGCGCTCGGCCATTATTTCATTAAATCGGTTTTCTTCTTCAATGTTAATAATAGACCTTATATTGTATTCCTTCCCTTTTAATACAATTCTATCAGATTCAATTATATCCGCATCAAAGCGAATAACAAAACGACTAACGGCAGTTGCATCGATTTTATCAGCGTGAATTAATTCCCTTCCAGACATTGGCACAACTTTAGCGCGCTTGGTTTTAAGAGTAACCCATTGAGTAGAGAATCCGCCCAAATCATCTGCGACTTCTTGTAATCGCTGAATCTCTATCTTGTGCCTTAGTTGGCTTGCTGTTATATCGCAACACTTCATGGCGTTTCCTTGATGATCATACTACTAACCCAGCCGCAACTCTAAACGGCTGTAAAACTGTCGCAGCACCTGTATCTTTAATTGCCGTTTCAGCGTCACACTGACCACGGTGTTCAAACATATAAGCAGCAATCATAAGGATGGCTGTTTTAATTGCTTGCGGGATATCGGCGGGAGTCGCACCCATTCCCGCAGTGTAATTCACAACAATAGCCGGTTCGTTTTCATCTGTTACCGTTGCTCGGTAGTGAAACTTAATCTTGCTAGGTAGTGAATCAAGTAATCTATATTCTGTTGTTTCTTCGCCGTACACGGTTACTGTATCAACTGAAATAGCGCCAGCGTAAGGTAAATCAATTACACGTTTAAAGCATGTAAAATCAAATGTAATGTCGCTATAACGGAAGGCAGGGCCAACGCTAGGCCATTCCTCATGCGTCAGAATCCACGCTCTAGGCAATAGGTCACGCTGCAGGTAATCAATCACCGCTTGCGTTGCTGTAACGGTCATGACAGGAAGTAGCGGGTCTGTATCATCATCAAGATAAAGCCAATCTGCTAACTCCTGATTGGTTACAGGGCTGACTAGTGGGTCATTAGTGTAAGCTCTCATAATTCAGCCTTTTTGCTTCTGCGCTTGCGTTGCTTGGTTTCTTTGACCTCGGTAGGTTGCTCAATTTTAAGCTCTGCAATAATGCCTTTAGATAAACGCTGCTTTGTTTGTTGCAAGTCTGGATCGAGTTGAACAATAGCACCCTGCAAACCTGTTACGCTGTTAATTAAACACTTGTAAGACTTCATAAGTAAAACCTCTTTGCTTTTAGGTTTAGTTTAGCGCATTTAGTAAGCAAAGGGTAGTTTGTGGTAGGGTGCTCTTATTTGCAATCAAATTTATTAATATTTCAATTTTTAAAGTCACCAACCCCTTTTTCCCCCATGATAAACCTATCGATTTAATCATGTTGTTAAGAGAGAAATACCAAATTGGCATTTTTTGTATCTCAACATTTACCTAAAAAGGCGGGTACTCAATAAATCCCCCATCTCATTACTGAGATTGCTATTGCTAGCAACGACAAACCAAAAGGTCATCATGGTACTAGGTTGTGAATTGGGTCACACAGAGCCTAGATTTTTAAAACAAATAAGCAGCAGTTACCTGAAAGGCTTGCGGGAGATGCTAGATTCTCATCTATGGATGGCTTGAATAAAGTGACTGGCATAAAAAAGGATACTTACAACTGCGATCCTCTAGTTGGTAGAGGGGCGACGTTAGGTTTTAACCCCTAGAATCGCATGTGTAAATATCCTCAACCCAACGTCATTCAAGCAGCTACCAAACCGCTAATTTCAATTATACACAACATCTCGCTAATTTCAAACTCTACACTACCACACCAAAAACACAAAGACCGTTTAGTTATAACTATATGCGAAAAGGTTATTTAACATGGGGCGGGTTAGTTTACATGGTCAATGACTAGTTAAAGAAAGGAAATATAAGTAATGATGCACACAAAAACCTTGTGGTAATGGAAATATCCACATTTCATGAGTAAATACGACATAAAGAAAAAGCCCCAATAAAGGGGCTTTCTTTTGCTCTGATTAGAGTGTTATACAGCTACTGCAAATGAGCCTTTAGCAAATGCCTTAGGTAAAGGGATTGCCAAAGTAAAGCGCTCTTCGCCACGGATTGTCACCGCGTTCTTAGTGAAGTTATCGCTGTGTTGCTCAGATACAGCAACCGATACGCTTTCACGGTCATAGATAACAGCACCCATTTGCCAGTCACCTAGGATGAATTGACCTACTGGAATTGCGTTTGTAATAACTACAGGCACACGCCAGATAGTAGTAGTCTGACTGTTAGTGGCTGCGAATGGCACTAGGATATAGTGACCATCAGTAGCCTTTGCAGTTTCTAACGTTGCAAAGTCAGTAGGATTCATTACTAGGCCGTTAATGTTGTAATACTCATTAACCTGACACTGAGTAACAGCGGCGCGAATGTGATCAATCATAGCGGCTGGTAATTCAGCAGCAGTTGTACCACTTGCAATTTCACCAATATCAGTTACACCAGCATCAACAAGAATACCTGTTAAGTTTTGGCCTGTACCGTCACCTAGTAAAAGTTGATCGTCTGACTCAAGGTCTAAACCGTAAGTTAAACGGTTATTGATAAGGCTTTGAAGCATAGGTGCGTCTGATAGCACTTGACGTGAAGCGTGCACGTAGTGAGCGATAGTGCGCACTGGGTACGTTAACAGCTCGTAAGTAATTTCAGATTTAGCTTTTGCTGCAAGCTCACCAGCTTGTGGTGCTGCTTTGTTTGTGAATACATTTTCACGCATAACTTCAACAGCATTTGAGCTAGTTGGTACAGTTGGGATCAAATCACGGATGCGTAATTGGCGGTTTGGATTTTGGAATACTCGACTGTCACGGTCAGGGCGAACTAATGCACCTGCACTTGCTGCACCGCTTGTGATATCTTTTTTCTCAATCTCAACTTTACGGCCTAAGCCTTGCTCAGATTTAAGCATCACACCAACTTCTGATGAAGTAAACATTTCACCAAGTGATTTAGCTTCTTCTGCACCACCGTTAGGGCGCTGACCTTTAAGCTCAAGCTCTTTTAGTTTTGAATCTGCTTTTTCAAACAGCTCTTTAAGCTCTGCAAAGTTCTTTTCAGAAGTTTCTAAACGTGATTTAGTTTCAGCGCTAGCTTCACCAAGCTCTTTAAGCTCTTTGGCGTGAGTTTCTTGCGCGTTTTTGATTTCAGTTGAAGCTGTGTTTAGCTTCTCTGCTAACTCTTTAAGTTCCATGATGGAATCCTCTATTTAATTACGGGCTACAGCCCAAAGTTTAAAATAGCATCTTGCAATGCTTTTAGGTCTTGCGGCTGTTTACCGTGTGAAGTGTCGTTGACGGCTTCACCTGTAATCAGTGCTTTCATTTCATCAAGTAATGACGACAATTCTTTAATTTGAGTATCGGACATATTGCCACCACTCATAATTTGTTCACGTAACGACTTAACACCAGTAATCATAGCATTGTCATTCATTGGAAAGGTTACTGGGCTAAACTCGTAAAGCTTAACCTCACGAATAACGCGAGCTGAATCGTTTTTGCTGTACTCAGACTTACCCTGTGGAATGCTAAAGCCAATACTCATTTGATCAACAACTTGGTCGCGCATAAGCTCCAACGCTTCATCGCCTAAACGAGTTTTAGAGATATAACCCTCAACGTATAAGCCTTTGCTATCTTCTTGCATGACAGTTGGACGGCCTAAAGGGTCTCTGTGCTGCCATAAAACCTTAACTCTGTCTGCTCGCTCGCTAAGGGTCTTAGTAAATGCACCCTTTACAATGATGTCATCGCCGTTGTCTTTGTCCCACGTAGAAGCATAGCCTTTAAACGTGCGCTTATCTAAATCAACGTCCTGCTCTTTGAATTGTATTGCTTTTAATTCCACGCGTGAAACCTCTTGGTTATTTGCTTAAATTTTAGCGCCTTTGCGGCCTATATGCAAATTGGTTATATGCTTATAACTATTCAGGCTCGTAAAGAGTAATGCACCTGCAATTAATTGTTTGTTCAGCGCTACCGTTGGGGTCACCGCAGTAGCGCAACCTTTCACCGCCTACGATAAACGACTCATTCAATCCGACCTTTTGATTGTCTGCTCTGCGGTGATCATCCCTTGTGCGCTCTCCGCTTGATGCAGCCCATACTTTTGCCATAGGTATTTCGCTAACCTCTGCGGCTGTTTGATTTGCCGCTTGGCTTGCTGTGTGAGCTTCTGTACGGGCAATAACTCTTGAGCGTAAACGGGTGAGGCTTGGCGCTTTATCTGCAAACATTTCACGGATTAAAGCTGCTGTTTCACGCTCTCCTAAGCCATCAGTTACAGCCCGTGCAATAGCTTTATTTATAATATCTTGCGCTTGCTCTTCTGTTGTACCAGTTATTTGAGTTACCTTCTCAGCGCCAAACAACTCTATCCACTTCCTGCGAGCTTCGTCAAACTCTGGCGTTTTTGGTACGTCCGCTTTGGTTTCAAATTCAGCATGAGACTTTTTGCCTATCAAAATACGCATACCAAACTGATTAAATATATTTGCATAGCTTGTAGCTAATATCCTGCCAACGTTTTCTTGATGTGACAGCATAGTGTCACCCTCAATCCTGCCATCCCTAGCAATGCGACCGTAAACACGCGCTAACTCTTTAGTGAATTGTGAGTACAAACTACGCTCCGCACTATCAAGCATACGCTCTTGAACTGCTTTTTCACCGAGTCTTGATAAGCCTGTTATTGTTGGCATTTCTTATCACCATAAGCAATAGACTTAATCATGCTTTTGATTTCTTCTTCATCATCTTCTTTTGGTGTTGACTCTGGCACCGCAACCATAAACGGCACATCACCGCCATCGATTTCACCAATACCAAGGTTTAGCTTATTGTTAAGCGTGTTAAACGGTACTCCCATATTATAAAGCTTGGTGGCGTTATCAATCTTTTCACCTAAGTTGGCTTGCATTGCTGGAATTGATGAAAGGTCATAATCTAAAACCCATTCATCGCCAAAATCACGTGCTAGCTGTGAAGTGAATTGGCGTTTGTATAACTCAAGCTGCGGCACGATTGTATCTAAATAAATCATGCGATTCATTGCATCAGCATTTGATAGGTTTACATTTTCAGTAAAGCCAAGTGAAGCTAATGGAGTACCAAACGTTGCAGCAAGCTCGGACCATGTTGTTTTGCGAGACTCTACAAAGTCCATCTCTTTAGCGCTTTGCCCCATCTCATTAACTTTGAAGTTGCCAACGATAGGCTTTCTTGCGTTAACGGGCGACTGCTGTCTCTCTGCAATCTTATCCCTTGCCATATCTGCTTGCTCTTGAGTGCTTCCCTCTGGAAGCTCAATACTAAAATCAGCAATGCCACGGTTTTGTAATGAATATCGCTGCCAATCTGCCGACTCTCTATCAACATCAGCGGCGCGTGAGCCTGCCATCAGAATAGGCTGACCAAAATACCTGTCGTTTGGATTTGGCATTTTAAGCTGTACCATATCCTCTGAATCAATCTTTTGTCTTCCGTTGGTTTCTGTGTACTCGTAATAATCAACAAGCTTATCCTTTCTTGCTGGCTTGATTTTCATGTATTGGCTAGGCAGCAACCATAACTGAGTTGGCAATCCGCGAGCACCAGCACGAATCTCTGACATGTAAGCATTGCCACTAAGGCACACTGACTGCTCTATCTCATACATAAGCTCATACCAAGATTGGTCTGGGTTTGGATTATCAATAAGCATCTGCAATGGTGAGTTAGGAACATGCTCAAGAGTGCCGTCTGATTTTTTACGCTTAGCCTGCCATGGTACAGCAGCAAGTAATTTAGCTCTTTTCTCTATAGCTGCATAAACAATTGCCGAAGCGTTATAGCCTTCATTGATTGCAGTTTTGGTACACCACTTCTCCTGCATCTTGGCAAACTGGCGCCAATTAGGGCTAGCCTCTGGTAGAGATAAAGACTTTAGTGCAATTGCCACCTGTTGAGCTACTGGCGTATGAGTCGCTTGTATTTTCTTAGTAAAAGGCCACATAGCCAAAACCCCGTGTAATTTAATTGATTTAAGTATAACAGTGATTGATTAACAGGCAAAGACCAGACTACTTTGCTCTGCCAAGTGTGGGCAAGCACCCATAATAAACGCATCTGCAAGGTTTGGTGATGGTACGCCGCGCTTTTTAAGCTGCTCCTTTGTTTCAACCATATCTAGCCCGCGCTTACTTGTTGATCGTCTTGGCGTTGATAGCTCAGCCTTTAGTCTTTCAATGTTTTTAATGTCAGAGCTAATACTTATCAATTCGCTAGGGTCGTATTTTTTACCCTTGTTAACTGCGTTGTAAGTATTTCTAAGCCTATCCGCAACATCCTGCCAAGCTTGCGCTTTTAGGTTTTCAAACTTTTCACCGTTTTTAATGCCAGGTGTATATTCCAGCTTGGGATTGTGAACACCTGCACCCGCATTGAATTTATGGTACCCAGATTTAATACCTGCATCTTTCAGTGTAGAGCCAACGTGAGCGCCGACACCAATGCAGTCATAATTCAATCGACCGCCAGCTCCAACTAAAGCCCATGCCCTTTTAGCTGATTTGTTTAACTCATCCTCTGGCGCTTTCCATTCGTCTAGGTCAACACATATAGAGCCATTAAACTTAGCTGTAGCGTTCTTATCATCGCCTGAGTCAGCAACATCATAACCAACACAACTAGCCCCACTCAAATCTAAACCTAACTTAATGTGAGCATCCTCAGCAGCTTCAAGCCATGAACGTTTGATTATTGCAAGGCCGTCTTCTTGCTTTGCCACGCCTAGATAAATATGCTCGTGATCTTCTTCGCTTTCCTCTTTCATTTCGTTGATGTCAGCTAATGCTGTATCAGATAAAAAAGGATTATCAGGATAGTTAATCAATCTAACCTTGCACGATTTAGGCGGGTTTACAATGAATCGCTGATAAACAAAATCAGTAACAAGCTTAGGATTGAAGCTCACCCATATTTCTGAGCCTTCTTTACGAATAGTAGGTTTTAATATATCCCACTGCTCTTTTGTTAGGTTATGAGCTTCCTCTATCCATAGGATATCGGCACCCTCAAAGGATTTAATCTCATCTATGTTTCGCTCTATACCATAGAATACAAACTCGGTGCCGTTGTCGTGCTGTATGTCGGATGCTCGAACATCGTAACCACCAAAGCCAAAGTTATCTATTTGCTTTTTGATTAGCGTGTAAACTGAGTCTTTTATTTTGTTTTGGTATCTACGTACACATAAAAATCTAGTGGTGCATTGCTGCCCTATATTAGCGGCCATACCTGCAAACTCCCAAGATTTAGAGCTTGCACGACCGCCATATAAAACACGATGCCTTACTTTGATAAAGTTTTCAGGTGAGGGACTACCATCAAACCAAAAATCAACAAGGTTAGGATTCAGGCTTGCTTTGGTTTGCATACATGTCCGAGAAGCTTTTAATTGTATTGCCGTTGCTTGTATGGTCTACCTTCTGCGATGCGCTATGTGCTTTAGGTGCCATCCTCTCAGCAGCCCATTTTAAACCATCCATAATAGCCTTAGCTACTTGTGGCTCCATACCTTCATTGCGTAAAGCTTCAACCACTTCAATGATACCATCAGCATGAGCATAGCCCGCTGCCTCTCTCGCGTGCGTGTATTTGCTCCGAAAACCGTCACGGTCTTGAACAACTGCAAGCATAACAGTACTGAGAACAGGCATATCATCACGAGCACAAATAGACCGTAAAGACTTTCCACTAGCCAGCCATTTACAAATCTCGTCTGTGACTTCTTCTGTCATTGCTGTGGGTCTACCACCTTTATCAGCCATAAATCACCATTAAAAATTATTTGTTTTAGTATAGCTTATTTCAGGTAATAAAAAACCCCGCTGAAGATATAACAAAACCGCATTATCGCGGCCTGTATTTTTGGTGGGATTGTTTGAGCTTTCTATTTCGTGAACACAATTGCCGCACCTACTGTAATTGGCGAAAGAATAGCACCTAGCACAATGATCATCACTTTGTTCTTAATTGATACCACACTGTTAATAACTTCTTGGTTCTTTGCATTGGTAAGGTTTATTTTGGCAATTGCTTCGTTTTGCTTTTCGTATTTAACCCATAGAGCTTTGTTAGACTCGTTTAGGTTGTCATGCTTAACTGCATACTCTCTAAACGTCAAAACCGTTTCCCTTAGACTTCCAGAAAGATCATGCAGCTCACCTAATAGCGCCGCCATTTGTTCAGTGTTCTTCAAACTTTGATCTTCAATCATTCTGATGCGCTGATCGTGTTCTTTTATCGTCTGCTCTAAATTGGTCATAACGGTTTATTTTGTGTATCTGAATTAATATTAATACGCCTATTATAGACTCGGCGGACACGAATGAACAAATCAATATTGTTAATAAGCTCACCGCGACCACTCCCAAGTACAGCAAAAATTAAATCTAATGCGTGGCTGTATTCTTGCTTTTACCGTCTTTTGAACGTGGCTGCTTTTTCTTAGGCATGATAACCCCCTTCATATAATGGAGTCTTTAGTATAAATAAAAAAGCCGCATACGTCACTATGCGGCAAAATGGGAACTACTGCAATTTAATTACCTATCTTTCAACTTAGCGTTAAAAAAGAATAGTTAATGATGCTAAATAGCGAATCTATCGACTATTGCAGCAACAACTCTATTGTCGCTTTCTTTTTTTGATATTTCAACAGCAAGTCTAAATTTTTCTAATCGCCAGGCCATGCTTGCCTCTTCCGCCGTATCAAAGTCACCAAGAAAAACCTTCTTTCCTTTAACCCCTATATAAGCACAGTACTTCCCGGTTCTTGAGTTAACAGATGCACCTATAGGGAGATCGCCGAACTTCTTATTTGTATTTACAATAAACTGATTTGTACTGTAAAGAACAAAAGCACAGTTTTCAGGTGAGTAAACCTTATTTCCTTGATTTATTATATCTTTATCTAAATGCTTTCCATTCCAATCTTGCAATTCCATCCAAGCTTTAAAATTTGAGAAATAAAGCCAATCATCACAAACTGTGCAACCAAAATAACTTTTGTTCTTCTTTGCAAATCTAGGATTGTAACACCTTGTAAGCATATCCTTCCATCTTTGATAGTATGGGCAAACACTAATTAAAACCCTCTTACCATCAACCGTTTTAAATTTATAGACACTACATTCTGAATCATTAATTCCAACGCCAAGTATACTTTTACGCATAAGTCACCAAAAATAAACCCCAGCTAGTTGAGACGGGCATTAGCCACCTAGCTGAGGTTATTAACTCTTAGTTAAAATATAAGTAAACAGGTCTCACTCTATACGCTTATATTTTAAATTATGGAGCGTCTGTTGGGACTCGAACCCCGCTACTGACTTGGAAGGACAGCGTGCTACCAATTACACTACAGACGCTTGGTTTCCCTAGGCGGATTTGAACCGCTCCTTCATTCGATTATGAGTCGACCGCTTTGCCAATTAAGCTATAGGGAATTAATCACTAACACCTATTTCACAACAGTAGTTAGTTTACTGCTAACCGATTTTAACCATAATAGGATGGAGATTGTATCACCAAACCTTATTTAGTTAACGAGCCGCCATGACGCCATAACGCTTTAAAAACTCTTAACTTACCCTGTGTCTTTACGTGCTAACCATCTGCACTGCACAATTTAATGATACACTATCTATTGAATTTATCTAATAACATTTAGTTATATGGTTATTACTTATTGATTATTTTAAAAATCTCATCTGGATTAAGATGTTTAAAGTTTTTACCGTTAAGCGCCTTTTGATATTTCTGCAAATAAAGCTTCATTCTATCAATGGCAGCCTCAAAGGTTTCTTGTGGCGGCATATCATTAAAGCTAACATTGCAAGACCACCCACCGCACTCATTTCTAATTAAGTGCATGGTGGTTTCATACCCGAGCCCTCTTTCGTCATCAAGCATTACATGTATATTTACTGACACGCTATCTTTTTCAACTTTAATTGGTTTTATTGTACTCATAATATTACTCCTGATAATCTAATCCATAACCGTTTTTATTGTACTCGCTTTGCATTGTATCGCGGTACTCGTTGTGCTGCCTGGTTGTCATTAAGCTTGTTACTGCTAGCATATCCATGAAATTACATTGCTGCTCGTAGTTCCATTCGTAAAACCCGACTTTCTGTAGTGTATATTGCACCCTACGGCCGTTTTTAGGGCATCTAACTAGTATCGGTATACCAAAATTAAGCTTGCACTGGTTTCTAACTGTGTTAACGCTCTCACCGTCCTGTTTAGCTATTTGAGAATACCAAACGTAGATTTGTGCGTTAGCTGATAGTGTGCGCTTTTCAGACCATGGCTCAATGGTGATTTTGAGCGCTCCGCTATGCCTGAAAAGCTCTTGCATTAGCTGAATGACAACCTTTGCGTTTGTGCCGATAAATTTAATCTGCTTTACTAGATTGTTTTTCACAACCCTTTATCCTTAGCTGATTCCTGATAAAGCTCGTTGTTTTCTGTGCGTAGCTTTGCGATTAATTTATGAAGCTCTGCGTTATCTTCGATTAATTTAATGTAACTAGTTAATAATTCGGCGGTAAATTTGCTTTCAATATCATTACCATAATCTAAAGCATCTTGAATTTTATCTATAAGCTCTTGCGAAATCATAGGCCACCTAAAAACCCTTTGATGTCCTTCCTTAAATCACCAGTCAATGCAAACTCATCACACTCATAAGCTGACTTTAGCAATTTTTTTGCAATCTTGTTTTCGCCGTTGTATTTCTGTTTAATTTCTTCAAGTGCAACATAAGCTTGATATGCTTTCTTTTTGCCTTCCATCAGCTCAATAATTAGCTTAATGTCTGATAGTGAACGCATTGAATCGTTATGAAAGCTAAAAATTGGTTCGTAACAACAATTAACGTCTTCATAAAACCAAAATTCACCATCTCTAAATTTAAAGTAAACATTACCGCACCTGTATCTCTGGTGGTGAGTCGCACCCTCTGGCGCATTTTTAACGATTTCTTTTAACTGCCCTAATGTCTCCATTATTTATCACTCCACTCAACTTTACCGTAATTATCAATCACGCAATATTTATCTTTAAACTCGATTTTGATTTTTAAATCCACAACATCGATTATTTCAATAAAATCTTTTCGAGCAATCAATCCGTTTAACTTCCTAGTGGCTACTGGCAAAAAGAAGTTAACCATAACTACCCCTCACTAAGTACACGAAAGAAAAAATACGCAATTGCAAACATAGAAGCCCAGCAAGCCATCGCTGCAAATACGCCATTTAGTTTTGATTTGTAGGTTTTCATTTTTCTAACTCCGCTAAAAGTGCATCGGCACACTCTAATGACCACTGAGCTAAACCTTTAGCATCACAATTACACCACCCTGTACCGCTCATTGAGTTAGCCTGAATAACGCCGCCAGAGTTTGACAAAATACCCTGCATTGCATGCATAGCAAACATTTCACGCTTTGTTAAACCTGTAGCCTCTGTTGGGCAAAGACCAATACCTTCAACCCATAATTCGCGCTCTTGAGGCATTGCTGGTAAATCTCCGTTATTACTTTTCATTTTTTCATCTCCACTTAAAATTTACTTAAACTTACACTTTAATTTGATATTAGTTAAATACCGTTTGGTTATATGGTTATAACTTTAGTTTAGTCTGAGAAGGTATATAAACCTCGCCTTTGTCGTTGTATAGAGCGCCTTTATCAACTAGACGCTTTAATTGCTGAGCGTTTACATTGCCTAATTGTTTACCAGCCTCGTAATAACTTTTGTGCTGGTCGATTAGTGATTTAAGTGTTTTCATACTTACCCTTGTTTGCATTGTAATATTCAAGAACTGATACTCTACGAGCCTTTTCGCCTATAGTGTCTCTGTATTTTAAATAATCAAAATACAATCGTTTTAGTTGCTCACTATTCAAATCTTTGATTTCACCACCCTCAAGCTCATAAAAAAAAGGAATTAAAGCGGCTATAAAGAAACCGCCAAACAAAAACCAATAAAAAATAACTTTACAGTAAAAGTCACACATTAAGCGTTTACAGCCAGCCAATTAACAAACTCGTCATCTGTTAATTTTTCTAGAGTTGACTTCTGGATGCTCAAAACGTCATTAACACTAACCCCTGTTAGCAAAACCGCTAAATTAAATGACTTTCTTGCTTTTGCTGGTAAAGCCGATAATCGATTGAATCCTTTTGAATATTCAGGATTAGAAGCGTTAACCTTAGCAATTGTTTTTGTAATGTTTGATTTGTTCATTTCAATCTCCAATTAAGTATTTCGTTTCGATGTGTATATAATAGCAAATCTGATTTTAAATGCAAGCAATTTTGCTGTTTATTTTAAATTAATTTCAAAACTAACCCTGCCAACCTTCCAACTAGGAGCAAGTATCGACCACTCTTTTTTATACCCCATATCGTAAATTGTGATAATTTGGTTTACATGGTTGTTTCTGGTTCTGCATTTCATACCTTTTCACCTTTTATTTTATATCTTCTTAAACCTAACTCTCTGCACTTAAATGCCATTGCTGAATGAGTACGCCCCATAACCTCGGCGATAAATGCTATTTTATATCCGTCTGCGTAAAGCTCTTTTATTTTCTTTATCTCGGTTGTTTTGTATTCTTGACAGTGGTTTTGCATTTTTATTACTCCATTAAAATTTACGTCTTTCTTGCTTTTCTTCTACCTGGTTTTCTCGCCACTGACCGTTAAACTCACAGAAGTTACCATTTTGAAAGGCCAATACGCTGCTAAACGTTTCACCATCACGCACCTTTGAGTGAATTATTTTTGCCAAACCCTTATTCACTGAATCAGGAATATGAACTTCTTCACGGTAAGGGAAGATAATAACATCAGCGTCTTGCTCAATACTTCCAGAGTCTCGCAAATCTGAATTTCTTGGTTCTCTTGCTGCCTTGTCAGCTTCACGGTTCAACTGTGAAAGTAAAAGAACTGGAGTTTTTAACTCCTTGGCTAACAACTTCATTAACCTTGTCGCTTCACCAACTGATAAATCTCGTCGGCTTGATTCTGGCAATTTCATCAAAGTTAAGTAATCGATAGTGATTAGCGCTAAGTCTGGGTTTTGCTCTTTAAAGTCTCTGCACTTTCTTAGCAATACTGGTACGCTTAAAGCTGGATCGTCATCAATCCAAACGTTAGATTTTGAAAGTTGTTCGACAGATGAACAAACAGCGCCCCATTGCAACTCACTCAAATCATTTTCGCCGTAGTCGATATTTTTTAATCGCTGAGTTGGTATTTTAGAATACGCGCTGACCTGCCTTTCAAATAGCTGTCCGTCACTCATTTCAAGGCTAAACATAAGCGTTTTTTTACCAAGTCGAGATACATAGTCGTTAATGTAAAGTGCTAGACTGGTTTTACCCATGCCCGGCTGGCCACCTAAAACAATCAAAGCGGTTTTATCTACTTTTAGCTCTGTGCCAATATCAAGATAATTCGCACCCGGGTTCTCCTGACGCCTCTCAAGCACATCAACATAGCCTAGCGCCAGCTCTTTAAAAGATTTAGGCTTAGAAGCCACCACAGGCGCTACAGACTGCGATAAAAGACTAAGTTGGTTGCTTACCTCGTTTCTATCAAACGGTCTGCCAGACGATAGCATAGAGATTATTTGCTTTAGCTCATGAGTTGCTTTCTGGTCATTATACAAGCTTGCAATCTGCATTGCGCAACGTAAAGGCTGGTCAGTTGGCACTGTGCCGTTGGCTATATGCATAAACACATCAAACGGAACAATATCTTTTGTTAGGTTATCAACTGATTGTGTTGAAACCTCTGTGTTGAAATTATCAAGGTCTTTAATCGCCTTGAAAATAGCCTTTTGGTTTTTATCCTCGATCATCTCATCAGTGATTACTGATAAAGCCTCTCGCATTTCAGGGCTAACGCCTTTCACCATTGCGCGGCTTAGTAGTGAATTTAAGTTATCATACATCATCGTTATATCGCTCCTGATTTAAGTAGGTGGTGGCGTTCATGTTGTCAAATCCGATAAATTTAGTTTCACCGTTGGCTAGTGATTCAAGTCTAAGCTTACAGTCGTCAAAGATATGGTTAGTCAAAGCCCTCACCTTTTCATCGTCCATTTTCTTAGTAACTTTCTGCCAAGATTTAAACGCCGCTGCTTTGGCTTGTTTTTTTGGATAGCCTTTCCACCAATAATCGAATGCTTCTAAAATAAATTTTTCTCGGTCAATCTTTGATTGATCAATATTATTATTCTTATCTAATCTAATCTTATCTTGCATGGGTTTTTCTGACTTAGTCATGATTGAGTCATGATTTTTAAAACTTTCAATGATAGATCTCATCTCAGGATTACTTGTCATTGACTTATCAAGGCGCTTTGCAAGTTTTAGGCAAGTTATTGTTCCTTGGCTATTTTCAAACAAACCAAGCTCAACAAAGTAGCGCATCATCTCCTCAACTTTTTGCGCCGTACTGCCAACGTTTCGAGCTATAATTCTAGCGTCATGCTCAAGCTCAAATGTAATATTGTCTTTATCAACTTTGCCCGCAATAAGCTCTATACAGTACCAATAAAGCCCGTAACCTTCTAAACCGTAATCAAGCAATACGTTTTGCAATTTAGCGTCTTGATTAGCGTCTGAGTCGTGTTTTATCCAACGCATTATAAATCATCCCCGTTAAAATATTTTTGAGCTTTAGAAATTGCCTTGTTAATACAAGTCCCTGCGTTTGGTGTTACATCAGCAAGTAAGCAAACATTTTCTTGAATTTTATCTCTAAGCTTTAATTGATCTTCGCTTGCTTTTTGCCATTTATCTTTGCCAGTACCAACCTTGCAAGCATTGGCAACCTGATTAGCTGCTTGCATGTATGCTATTGGCGATTCAAACTCTTTAGAGAAGTGCTTTGTAAGAGCTTTGTTCATTTGCTTAAAAGAATCACCGCTATCATTTCTAGCTGATAACAGGCCGTCAATTACCCATCTTATGATTTTTGCCTTTAGCATTGGTGAATACCACATTGCCATGTCAACAAAGACTACAGGGTGAATCCAAGTTCCGCCGTTTTTACCGCGCTTTGAGCTTTTTACATCTTCAACCTTCAAATTGTCCTCAAGGCATACTGCATTTATTAATTCAGTCGTTGAATCAAGATCAAAGTAACTAGCAAGTTGCTTCTCAGTCATTCCGTGAAGCTTTCTATGCTCATTACCTATCTTATGCATATCATTAGCGTTAAACATTCCTGTCTGGCTATTCTGTCTAACAGTAACGCCCATAAGTGAGCGCTGCATTATAACTGGTGTTTTCATTGATTTACCTTTATTTTATATAACTTGAGTCTAATATTAAATGTATTTCTTCTATTTATCAAGGTTTGTATTTTTTATTTCTTTTATTTTTTTGGCTATCCTAGCTAGTGCTACTCCCATATTTTCTGAATCTTTCACCCTTTCAATTTTAAATCCGTTACTTTTAATTCTATTTTCACGTATCTTTTCTCTTTTACTGCAATAGCTAATATGAGTTATTTCGTCGTACTCAACAGCTAAAACCCCACCAACAAGATAATCAACACTGTAATTCTCAATGCCATATTGAGGTTGTAGACTTAATCCTAGCTCAAGGCAAAATCCACTTAATAGGTCTTCAAATATTTTTTCGCTAGAAGTGACTCCGCTAGCAACCCCTAGCAGCTTTTTAGTATTTAGATTAATAGATCTTGTTCTTTCAACTATCTCTTTTAAACCTGCCATGTTTACGTAAATCTTTGGCTTGCCTTTTTCACCATCTGTTTTAATTGGCTTTATATTTGGTTTTGAGCACCTTCTTTTGTATGGATTAACCTGTATTGGCTCTTTTGAATCCTTCAACCACGCCAAGGTGTGAGATAGAGAGTACCAATCCTCACCCTCATGAAATAAAGTAAACTCGTATGGTATCTGCAAGTCAGACATGATAACTCCTAATGTTATTAATTAAATATTCAAACAATAACATTAAGAGTATATTCTTGTGCGTTTAAAGTAAAGCTTAACATTTAAAATATTTAGACATTAAAAAGCCGCAATTAATGCGGCTACACTCTTAACTCTTTCCTAATTTACCCTCACCCTTTTCCACAGTCTGTGTAAAAGTGATTAATCCTTTTGACTGCAGTGTAATCATTGTTCTTTTTAGAATTAAAATTCGCTGTTTCTTTTTGGCTTCTGTACAATTCCACCAGCGTGAAGTAAAACTATCACGCATTTGTTTTGTTATTAGCCTAGTCATTTTTAACTCCACTTAACTCAATAGCTCGAATTATTGATTCTTTAGCCTCAACCAAATCTGTTTGTAGGTTTTTATGACCCCTCAAGCCACTACAAAGCAATTTCTTTACTGCGTGTTGTGTTGCTGGACATGTAACCTCAAACGCTTTTAAAACGTCATATACGTCCACTGTGGCGCTGTTACCTTGGCGGTCTGTGATTTCTCGGTCGTATTTGTTGTGCGCTGAGCTATTAGGCGATTCCGAATGGTTGGATTTTTCTTTGTTCATTGATTTTGATAAATCCCAAATGAAAGAAGCATACTTTCCTAGCTCTATCTGTGTGTTTTCGTCACTTTCTGAGCATGATATGTTGTGCAGCACATTACCAATATTGCTTAGTTTAGATTGCACAGAGTTGTCATCAATTAACGCTTGCTTTTCACGCTCCAACATCATGCGCTTTAGTTTTCCTATTGCCATTAGTTGGTTGTAGGTTAGTTGGCGATCTTTACAGTAATTTTTAAATGCTAAATTTGTCGATACTGAGTCAATACCATAATCTTTGCTAGCTAAATAGTGAGTAGCCTTCACCGCAAGGTCACCGTAACTTAGTGAACCTTTGTTTTTCTCAAACCCAAACAACCCAAGCACTTCAACAACATCATTGTATTTTTGCTCGGTGTCTAGTTCTGATACTGGTATGTAATCGCCTTCGCGTATTTCGTTTAGCTGGAAGTCTTTTCTCATAATTACATTGGATGAGTTCGCAAATGCATTACCTTCTTTGTTGGTTAAGTCATTATCTTCGTTGTCACGCACAAACCACTGCTTACCATACGCATAACAAACCGCGCCGTCCTGCCAATTAATATCACTCATTTCATTCTCCAGTTTACGTGTATGTTGTTGTGTTTAGTAATGCTTACTGTTATTAGTAAGCCTGTTTGACCTTCGAAAACGTGTGAAGGTATTTTGTTTTTCTTTCGTATTTCTTCAAACTGTTTTACAGCATAAAGTACGTCTTTTTCTTCAAACTCATTTAGTGCTGAGTAGTTTGACTCCATTATTGTGTTATTCATTTTAAGCCCCTAAAGGCGCACTAAGCGCCTATCTCGTAATCGTTAATAATATCGTCAACTTCGTTGTAAGCTAGCTTCTCAAGCTCTGCTGCTACCGTTGATCCACCTCGGACAATTTCAATCATGATATCACTGTCCTTGCTTAACCACTCCTCAAGTAAATCTGAGCTAACCACTCGGTCAGATAGCTTGAACCAAAGTTCATCTGCTAATAGCTTGCTAACTATTTCGTCTTTAGTGAAAACCTCAAAAGCTGCGTTGATGTTTTCGTCTGTGATTTTTGACAGGTTAAACTTGAAGCTTTCTACTTGCTGCTCTGCTTCTAATTCTTGGCGTGTAAACATTTTATTCTCTCCGTTTTGTTGATGGGTTAAATGTAATGCATGGTTCTTAATTAGTCAATGCTTAAATTAATTAATTATTTTATTGACTAATTTCGGCAGTGTGCTAAATTTACCTTACCAAAACAAATGAGGGTTACTTTATGAGTCTTTTAAGTGAGGCTATGGAAAAGAAAAAAGTTAATGGTAAGCGGCTTTCTGAAATTAGCGGTGTAAGTGAATCAACAATTAGCGCCATTAAAAACGGCAGAGGTAAAGTGGAGACTTTAGAAAAGCTCTTATCTTACCTAGATTATAAACTTAGCTTCAAGAAGGTTTGATTATGACAACTCTTTATGATGATTTGATTTATGAGCCAAATATAGTTGATAGAGCTATTGATGTTTCTGAAAATTCTGGTTATTGCGTTTACTTTTTAATTAGAGAAAATCGCATTGTTTACATAGGTCAGTCAAAAGAATTTGAAAAAAGAATTAACCGTCATATTTGTGATAACTCAAAATCTTTTGATTCTTACTTTGTTAGGAATTGCAGTGCGGATGAGGTTGACTCTCTGGAGAGCTTTCTAATTATGCATCATCAGCCAGAATACAACATGATAAAAAATGAAAATAGCAAAAGAAAGTTTCATACACCGGTTAAAGCAGTTGAATTGCTAAACCGAGTTTTAAATCACAAGTAGTGGAGTAAGTAAAGGTGAATAATGCAGAATTAGTAAAAGCTTTAGAGCAAGCTAAGCGTGATGGTGATCAAGGTCGCATTTATGAGATAGAGCAAATTTTAAGTGCGAGGTCTTAGTATGCAAAAGTCAGAATCAATCAAAGAGCTTGCCACCGCTTTAAATAAAGCGCAAGCAGAAATGAGTGGCGCAAAGAAAGGTGCTAATAATCCATTCTTTAAAAGCAAGTATGCAGACCTTAATGCTGTTGTCGATGCTGTGCGAATCCCTTTTAGTGAAAATGGGTTAAGTTACAGCCAGTTTCCAATTATGGAAGATAACAAGGTTGGTGTTGAGACGATCTTAATGCATGAGTCAGGCGAGTGGATGAGTAGTATTTTAACCCTACCAATGACAAAACAAGATCCACAAGCGGCTGGCTCTGCCATCACATACGCAAGACGCTATGCTTTACAAGCTATTGCTGGTATTCCTGCTGAGGATGATGACGGTAATGCAGCAAGCCAAAGTAAGCCAGCAAGTAAAGATGTGCAAGCTATTCGTGCAGCAATCAAGGCTAATGACTTAAGCTTTGTGCAAGCAAACTGGTCTGGAATGATCGCAAAGCAGTGGGGCAATTTAAGCGCTGCCGAAACTGAAACTTTAAACAAAATGATAGGTGGTTAAAATGAGTGTAGTGAAAGAAGATTTTAAATTGGTTCTATTCAACGATCTGACAACTGATGAAAAGTTAGCTCAACTTGAAGCAGAAGGTGAAAAATATCAAGGTCTTTACGTTGATATGGATAACAAAGAAGAGCGTAAGTTTGTCAAAGATCAAGCTTCATACGTCAATGACTTGCTTAAAAAGTTAGATCGTAAACGTATTGACCTAGCCAAGGATTATAAGAAAGCTGTTGAAGCAGAAGCCAAGGAAGTGCGTACACGACTTGAAAAGGCAAACAGTCCATTTACAGCATTGATTGATGAATGGAATGAGAAACGCGCTAAAATCCTAGCAGAAGAAAAGCGCATCCAAGCTGAGAAAGAATTGGCCGAGCAAATCGAGCGTGACCATGAAGAAGCGTTGCAACTTAATCGCCTGTGGGATTTAGAAGCAAAAGAGCGCGAAGCGCAAAGAGAAGCTGAGAAGCAAGCTCAGATTCAGCGTGAAAAAGATATTGCTGAGCAAGCACGAAAACAAGCTTTGATTGATGCTGAAAACGCCAAATTAGCAGAGCAGCAACGCATAGAAGATGAGCGAAAGCAGCGAGAAGCTAACAAGGCTTATATGGCTGGCGTAAATAACTCAATTCTTGCAGTGCTTATGCAAAACGGCATTAGCGAGCAAGATGGTAAAACAGTAATTAAATTGGCTGCAAAAGGTCAGCTACCGCAATTAACAATCAACTATTAATAAGGTTAAATCATGAATAAATTTTTATTTACAGGTAATTTAGGTCAAGACAGCGAAGTTAAGTACACTGCATCTGGTACGGCTGTCTTATCATTTAGCGTAGCGGTTAAGTCGGGTTATGGTGATCGCGCCAAAACTACGTGGGTGCGTTGTGCGCTGTTTGGTAAACGTGCAGAAGGCAATCTATCGCAATACCTAGTTAAAGGCGCTCAGGTTGCTGTAAGCGGTGAATTAGAGCTTCAAGAGTGGGAAGGTCAAAATGGTAAAGGTGCAGCTATTGCGGTGAATGTTGATAGTATTGATTTAATCGGCGGAAATAATCAAAGCCAACAATCTAACAATCAACAGCAAAGCGGCTATAACGCCCCACAGCAACAGCAAAGACCGCAGCAAGGCAACGCACAGCAGGGTGGCGGATATGGTCATCAGCAAGCGCCACAGCAGTCTGCACCACCAATGAATAACGAATACAACGATTCTATACCTTTTTAACATTAACGCGCCTTCGGGCGCTATAGGTGATTTATGGGTAAAGTAATAATTGGGTGCGATCCAGATTCAAATAAAAGCGGCCTGGCTTTTTATGTAAATAATGAGCTTTGCAGACTTGAGTGCATGATGCTTATTGATATTTATATTGAATTTGAATCAATATCACAGCAATGGGCTGATAAAGAAATCGAATTGCACATCGAAAACGTAAACGGCATAAGCTCAAATGCGTTTAGCGTAAACAAAAAAGACGCGCTACCAGTTAAACTTAAAAAGGCTGAGCATGTTGGTAAGTGCAAGCAAGCACAAATTGAAATAGAGCGCATTGCAGAGCGGCTTAACATTAAGGTTGTGCACCATCGAGTTAGTAAACAGTGGAAAAAGAATAAGCCTGTATTTGAGAAAGCTACAGGATGGCAAGGTCGTAGCAATGAAGATAGCCGCTCAGCTGCATGGTTTGGCTATCTAGGTTTGACACAAGTAAAGTAAATCCATACACTAAACATGCATTACATGCTTTTCCAAATCTGCATTTATTTCACTCCACACACAAAGCCCTATTCATTTAGGGCTTTTTCTTATAAGCATATAACTAAACGGTATTTATAAAATCACCAGCTTTTTAATATAATTAGTTTGTAAGGAGTGATTAAAATGAAAAAACCAAAGAAAAAATACAATGCGATGAAAGGCGCTCTAGCTAGCGCAAAGATTGGCCTAAGAAACTTATCTGTATTCCATTCTCAGAGGGATTGTGGAGAAAAATACACATGCTCTATCGTTAACATAAAAACCGCCAGTAGCGTTACTGTAAGTCAATCTATGGCGTTTGCTATCGGTGAAATTCGCCACAAGTGGAATGTTCATCTATTGGCTATTGGTGTGGATGGCAGCGGAAAAGGCTATTTCAAAGTTGATGAAGTGGCTATATCAGAGCCTTTACTGCAATCTCAGCTTGTTGATTATCTCGACTGGCGACACAAAGACTTTGTTAATAAGTCATTCAACAAAAACCATCTAACAAATGTTGCTTGGCTTGCTGTACCTAATGGCGACTCAATATCAAACGAGCAAATTGATAGTATATTAACTAAATACGAGGCTTATTAAATGATCCCAAAACATCAAACAACACAAAGTGCTGGAGCTGATTTATACGCATCAGAAACAGTAACAATTGAGACGCAGCAAGTAAGACTTGTTGGCACTGGTTTTTGCTTGACAGATTCACCATGCCAAGCAGACAGCGATTTAGTATTCATGCTTTGCAATCGTTCAAGTGTGGCGTTTAAAAAGTCTCTTATGGTATGCAATGGCATTGGAGTTATTGACCAAGATTACACAGACGAAATAAAAGTTATGTATATAAACATGAGCGACAAACCGCAAACCATAAATAAAGGCGAGCGAATCGCTCAATTAGTACCTATGCGTTATGTGTCAGGCGTTTTCGGTGTTGAAGATAAAAAGCGTGACGGCGGAATAGGCTCGACAAATGAAAAAGCCTAACTACGAGTTTGAGCAAGTCTGTTTAATTGAATCACTAGGTGAAAAGCTTGGTGATGGTATTCATGAGCTTGAAATAGACTTGCTTAAAAAGAATCTACTAGAATTAACAAAGCGCGAGCGTTTTAGAATCGCTAAATTGGAGAGTGAAAATGAACAAGCAGAAATTAGTTGAGCAATTAGAAGTTCATGAGGGGTTGCGATTAAAGCCATACAGGGACATTGTAGGAAAGCTTACTCTGGGAATTGGACGAAACCTTGAAGATAAAGGAATAACGCAAGGTGAAGCTCGCATGATGCTCAATAATGACATTGATGAGTTTGTGCGTAAGCTTGAATTAAATGTACCAGTTTATAATCGCCTTTCTGATTGCCGTCAAAACGTACTGGTTAACATGGCTTTTAATATGGGCATCGGCGGACTAAAGACTTTCGTCAATATGCTTAACTTCTTAAACGTTGCAGATTATCACGGCGCAGCTAAGGAAATGCTTAATAGTAAGTGGGCTGTGCAAGTTGGTAATCGAGCACTAGAGCTTGCAGAGCAAATGCGTACGGATGAATACAAATGAGCGATATAACAGACAGTCAAGAAGATATGCAAGAGTATCAGCATCGTTTGCCTTCTAGTAATTTCGGCAAGGCTAGAATGATTTACAGGCTTCGTGCTCATAGATTTTATTGGGCTGTAGCTTTTTTATATTCTTTGTTTTTTAATTTAATTTTGATTTGGGAGTATAAGTTGTGAGTTTCCTATCAGGTTTAAAAGCGTTTTTTAGTTTTGATGGCGTGGCCAATTCAGCGCTGAAAATTGTGGATAAGCTCGCAGGCACTGATTGGACTAGCAAAGAAAAAGCTGAATGGATGCTTAAATATCAAGAAGCAACAAAGCACCAAAGCCCTGCACGTAGGTTTATAGCGGTTGCTTTTACATTAGGCATGGCATTATTCGGTTTTACTTATTTAATGGCAGGAGCGACAGCACATGCTTACATATTCATGGCTACAACAGGCGATACACTGGCGCAAGTTGCAGCAAGTCAAAACTTAGCAGAAATACGCGCAAATCCTTTGTTAGCATTGCAGAATGATTGCTATGTTTACATGAAAGAGGTTATATCTAATCCCATGACTTGGATATTAGGTTTTTACTTTGCTGTTGATATTGGCAGCAAGATTAAAAAGTAAGTTAGTTTAAAATGACCAAACAAGAATATTACAAATACTGCTTTGAGTGTGAATGCAATGGTGAAATACCACTAAGCTATGAGGAGGTAAGCCCCAATTAAGGGGCTTTTGTTTAAATCCACCTAGCATTAACCCAGCTTGAGTTAGGCAAGTCTCTAGTTGAATAATTCTTAAGCTCTACAGATATGACGTATGTATCAAGATTTCCGCTTTGATATATCTCCCTTACCTCTTTACAGTCCCAAGTTGCCGACGCAACACCTTGAAGAATGTTAAATCTTACAGATCTTATTTGCGATCCGTTTATCAGTATTTTTATTTCGCTTTGCTCTAAATCCCCAGATGCTAGGTAATACGAGATATTTACATTTATATCTAGGAGATTCTTGTCGCTGGGTCTGCTTGTCGCAATGCTGGCCACTTCAACAAATGAACCTGTTAAGTCCGATAATCCGCCTAATATATTTTGAGTGTAAAAACCAGAGGCCAACTTGTACGACACAGTATTACTTTCATCAATTGGTGTGCATAGTTTATTTATAGATTTAGACAAGCCTAGGTATCCACTGCTTGATGGGTGTACGTCATCATCGTAAAACCCATCAATTGATTGCGCTAGGTTTTCAACATCAAAAAGACATAACCTCTCGCTTCTTGCCAATTGCCTTACTAACTCATTGTATTTTACATTGTTAATGTAGACACCTGAGCCTTTTGGGTCTGTACATAGGCATATAGTCGAGTCAGGAACTTGAGCTTTAATATATTCAATCTGACCTCTGTATTCTTCATAAAAACTCCCTAAGCTTAGTCCTCCATCCTTGCTGTCATTAGTTCCCCAGCCCAAGAAAAAGCAATTCGCACCCCATGCAACTGCCTCGTCAATTCTCCCTGTGGTTGTTACACCTCTAGCTTGATTTGCAGGTGAGTTATCTTCAAGTGTAGTTGAGCTAACCGCGAAATTCTTAAGCTTAACCCCATCGTTAAATGCAAAGCCAAATATAAGAGCCGTACCAGTGCCAGCCGCACCACCAACCCCTCTAAAGTTGTCTATTTTAATATCTAACGTGTCATAGTCGATGTTTGTACCAGTCCACGAAAAGGTTTTAGCAACTAATCTCCCAGCCACGTTAACAGTCCCAGCGTCACCGAACGTCACTGCCGGCGTGTAAGTGTCAACGGTCTCAGTTTTTGTTACGTTACTTACAGGTGCTCTTATAGTTACATCAAACGCTGGGGCTGCATCAGACGTTCTTTCAAGAATGTAAACCGTAAAGCTTGTTATGTTATTTGCGTTTTTAGCTCTTACCCTCTGTGTAATTGTTGGATTGTCAGACCCAATAATTACCCATGAGCTTGCTAATCCGATAGGTAGCGGCCCAGATAGTGGCGGGCTTAACTGGTAGCTACTAGGGTCTAGTGGTATAAAGTTTTTATCTTTACTTATCAAGTCAAAATGCGACATTGTAAAGTGAGAACCGTTAGCACTAGATCTGCATTCACCATAAGCGTTACCAGACCCGTTACCAACCCCAGCTTCCGTGCTGTCACCAAGAATAGCTATTCTAGCGTCCCCTCTACTTATTAATGAGCTTACCTTTTGACTTAGCGTACTTTCATAAACACTGTTATGGGATGCAGAAAAACCACTGCTAACTGAGTTATAATCAATATAATAATCACCGTTGGAAATATAAAACTCAACAACACCATCACTTCCCGATTTATTGTCAGTGCCATCTTGCAAAATCTCAGTCGTACCGGCTGCATCACTGTAAATAGTAGCTAATGAATCGTCAGAAGTTTTGCGTACTTCGTACACTTCACCCGCGTCAACTGTACGAGTTTGTATTTCAGTTAATCCGCCATCGGTAGGTGACTGGAAAATCTTGAGCGCGAATGAGTCAACAAAGTCTTGCACGCTTTCATCAGTTTTAGTGCTGATAAAGCTAGCAAGCCCAGACGATAAGTTAATACGCTGTGCTTTACCGTTTATTTCTAGGTCATAATCACCAATCTCAGCAAAGAAAGTCACCTGCCCGTCAGTGTCACAAATCTTTTGCTTTTCAGGGTTTAAGCCTTCCGCATCGTCATACATGACAACCAAGTTACCTTGTAAATCTTTTAATTCAACGATAGCGAAGTCAACAACGTTTTTATTCGTTGGTGTATCCTCTATGTCGTTTCGGCTTAATGCCGTTGCTGTGTATCCAACTAAATTCATAATATTGCGCCTCTTATATCGCCTGCACCTGATTCAACGTAAGTAATAGTATAACCGTTTGTTTGTATTGCTGCACCACCTGCACCTGGAGTACTTCCGCTAGTTCCTGCACCGCCACTCTGACCTAAAGCCCCACCAGCACCACCAAACTCAGTTGTACCGTTTGCACCTTGACCGCCAGCGGTTTTCGTGCCGTTTTGCGCCTCATCACTTGGCGAGATTGGATTTCCGTCTATTGTCGATCCTGTTCCGCCTATGCCAATAACGAAACCAGCACCACCGCCACCAGCTAGTGCGTCAACCGTGATCTCACTTGAGAATGAGTCAGCACCACCACCGCCGCCACCACCGATGATGCCAGCGTTAGAAAGCCTAATGTCATTCTGTAATTCTAGCGCTAGACCACCGTCTGTAGCATTGTCTCCGCTAGCGTCTGCACCGTTACCACCTTTACCAATTAAAAGACCTCTAACATCAATTAGCGGCGGCGTGGTCAATTCAGGCCAAGAACCAGTTTGCACTGCTGCGCCTGTCGTTGTTCCGCCAGCCGTACATGATGGGTCTAGTAAGAATACAACCTCCGCATCACTTTCAACAGTAGGGAATAGGCTCTCGTAAATGGTGCGTAGATTTATATCTGTAATTTCGCCAGATAAAATAACTATCTCGCCGTTTTCGTCTACTGCCTCATCTTCTTCGGTTGGGTTGCCGTAAGTGTGCTCAAGTGCTGAATACTGGTAAACTTCACGCTCAACAACGCTAGTAACTTGAACAGGCATGTTATAACGGTCAAATGTTATTTCGTTAAGTATATCTGCCGTGTTTATGCGTACTGATGAACCGGTCCAAACATCAGAATCTTTTGCATCAAGGCTAAAAGTAACCATGCGCGGTGATTTAGCAAACCTGCGACCAATACGTGCAGCTAAGCGAATGGCGGCAGCTTTATTGCTATTGTTTATCCATCTGGAATAGATTGTTTTTAACTTCGATGTGCCATAGTTAACTTCACTATCTGGATCAACTCGCACATAAGCTTGGCGATAATTTGAAAACTCATCTAGCTTTTTAGTTGGATCAATTTGACCGAAATTAACAATCACGCGACTTATACGCATATCGTTTTTATCAGTTACCTTTACTGAGCCTTCTAAAATATTAGCTTCGTCGGTTATGACTTGGCTGTTATCTGGCGGCTGCTTTACTGCTACCATTTCTATTTTATTGGTTCTTTCGTCCCAATATAGATAGTGCGGCGCTTGCTCGGTTAGCTCTTTTAGTAAGTCTTTTGTGCCAACTGGCTCAGTAATTAAGGTTTCATAAAAGCCCGGTAAAAATAAAGCTGCTTCGTCATCCCATGCACTCTTATTCAGATAAGACGGATCAACATCAGCATAAGTCACTAAAATGTCGTAAACGATGTTTGGAAGCGTGTCATTATAGTAAAGGCAAGCTTGCACAGCATCGTCAATGCTATGCTCAGCTTCTTCTGTGTTGTATTGTGCTCTGCTAACGGTTAAGGCGTTGCCAACTATATTGTTAACCAGCATAACCTCTGAGTTAATGCGTACCCAATCACCAATTGAAAAATCGGTCACATCATCAACACCAAAAGAAGTGTCGCCAATAGCAATATCATTTGTTAAAACTGCATTGGTTGCTTTAGGCGCTTGTGCGCGATCATTATCAGCAAGCTTTAGTGGATCTTTACTTGTGATATTTACCTTGCCGCCCGCATAACTCCAAGTCTCTAAAACATAATCTCGCGGCTGGAAGTTATCTTCATCATAAACGCCATCAACAATATACCCAGACAGAATACGCACAGATGCGCCTTGGTAATATGGATTTTCAGCTCGCCATCTAGGCCAAAAACGCTCACCCGTAGTGCTGTAAACTGTGTAGTCATTATGGTCATCAAGATTGATTGATGCAGTGGCTCGCACACCTAGGCCGCCTTCAAGGTTAAGCTCAGTTGGCGATATGCTTATTCTAGATAATGACGGTACAGCATCCAACCCGCTAGGCATTGGCGACCTGTTTTCGCAAAACCTAAATGTGTTACCGCCTATGGTCAGCTCGACAACCCAAAGATGTTCCTTGGTAAATTTCTTTTTCTCGTTATCAAACATTAAGCATGAGCCTCTACGTTAAACGATACGCTTATTCTGTTACTGCCTGCGCCGTTGTTTGACGGTTTAATATCGCCATCAGTCCAGCAATAAACAGCTTCATCAGGAAAGTCGCTAGGTCTCCACGAAAAGAAGAACGGCTTTTGAATGGCAGATACAACAAACGGATCGAAATATTCTCGATACCAATCATCAAAAAGCTTGTCGAATTTAATTTGCCCAGTTAAACCTTGTGATTTAATTGTGCGACCAATCCACTCCCCCGACTCTGTGCGGCTGTTTCTGTATTGAGTAACACGACTAAGCGGGATAGGCGACACACCACCATAAATAGATTGCTGCACTTGCAATGCTACACCAGCGTAAATAACACCGATTTCACTATCACCTGTTCCTGTTGCTGTTATTCTAATTCGCCTTACTGAGTAACCCTCAAATCCTGTATAGCCATCAGTTAAAAACAGCATAGCACCATCTTTACCAGCCTGAGTTTGCATTTCAACAAACGCGCCGCTAGTGCTTGTGCTGTACTCGACTAAAACAGTTTTACCGCTTAATTTAGCTGCTGCAATGCCAACCGAATCTATTAGCTGATTCGCCGCAAGAGTGATTGTAATTGACTGAGTACCATTAAAAACCCATCGCTCCCATGTGTTAGGTGTAAGTGCGTAACTTGGGTTTGTGCCAGCCGTAGCAGATACACTTGAGCCGCTTGTTACGGTTTCATAAAGTATGCGCGGGTGGCTTAGTGGGAATGGCGGCGCAAAGCTTTGAGAAACTGTGCTTATGACGTTAGGCGCGTCGGCTTCTTGACTCGGCACGTTGCCAATATCATTAGGTGCGTCAATTGTTTGACTTGCAACTGAGTCAACATCATTAGGCGCTGCTACATTTTCACCATCAACCGAATAAAACTCGTTAGGTGAGCCGATAGGTACGCCGTTTTTAGGTATAGGACGGCAAGCGCCTCGCCTTGTTACAACCGCTCTATCTAAATTTAGAGCTGTCATTATTAAGCGCCTTCACATAAATCAGGAATAGCGGCAGCAGTAACCGCTGCAAT